AGTACTGCATCAATGACGTGGAGCTAACCTACAAGCTCCTGTTCTGTCTCCTTCCGCATTTCAACAAGACCGAGCTGGACCTCATCGACATTACCATCAAGATGTATACGGACCCGCATTTGGTCCTCGATGAGTGGCTACTGGAGGAACACCTTGAAACTGTCAGAGCACGGAAGGAGGAGCTTCTCGCCGCGTGTGGCGTGGACCGTGAGTCCCTGATGAGCAACATCAAACTGGCCGACACGTTGATGGATCTGGGAGTTGATCCTCCCATGAAGATATCCAAGGCCACAGGCAAGGCGGCCTATGCGTTTGCCAAGTCCGACGAAGAGTTCAAGGCTCTGCTTGACTATCCTGATGAGACCGTACAGGCCGTCGTAGCCGCCCGTCTGGGTGTGAAATCTACTCTGGAAGAGACTCGCACCGAGCGATTCATCAAGATAGCGCAATCACGGAGTTACCTCCCCATCCCTCTCAAATACTACGGTGCACACACCGGACGGTGGTCGGCCACCGAGAAAATCAACATGCAGAACCTCCCCCGAGATTCTGCGCTCAAGAAGGGCATTCAAGCCCCTGCTGGATACGTCATCATCGGCGTCGACCTTTCCAACATCGAGCTTCGAGTCAATATGTTTCTAGCAGGAGAGCAGTCTCCTCTTGAGATTCTGGCATCCGGGCGTGACCTCTACCGTGAGTTCGGAAGCATGGTGTTCGGCGTTCCACCCGAGGAGATCGACAAGGATCAGAGATTCATATCCAAGACAGCGGTGCTCGGACTCGGGTTCGGTGCAGGGGCCACAGTGCTCAGACGCGCTATCAAGGTCGGCTCGGGCAAGGACATCGGAGACGAGGAAGCCATCCGCATCGTCAAGCTCTACCGTGAGACCTATCCTAAACTGGTTGAACTCTGGGGTGTAGGACAGAGAACCATCAGAAGCGTCCACACCGATCGCCGGGAGTCCTACGGGTTCGGCTCCCTTCAGCTTGAAGTGCACGGTCGTCAGGGCATCCAGTTGCCCTCTGGGTTATACCTCAAATACCCCGGTCTGAAGGAGTCAAGAAGCCCTGAAGGGAAATCGGAATGGACGTATAATGGAGGCAGAGGCGCAGAGCACACGCGCATCTACGGACCTAAGGTCACTCAGAACATTACCCAAGCTGTAGCGCGATGCGTGATGGCCGAGGCGATCCCTAGGGTACATAAGAGATACAGAGTAGTGAATACCATCCATGACGCTGTTTACTGCATTGCTCCCAAAGAAGAAGCCCAAGAAGCTTTGGAATTCGTCATCGCAGAAATGACTCGCGCTCCAGACTGGGCGTGGGGATTGCCTTTAGCCGCTGAGGGTGGATTCGGAAGGAGCCTAAAGGATGTCTAAATTATTGTGGTGGGTAAGAAAAAGATGACAAACGTATCGTTCCCTATGAGGCCTCCGGCATGGAGCTACTCGTCGATAAGCCTATACAAGACGTGCCCAAAAAAATACTACGCGGAACGGGTTTCAAAAGAAATTCCATATTTAGAAAGCGAAGCCCAACGCTACGGCACGGAGCTGCATCTGGCTGCTGAAGAATACATTCGGGACGGTAAGGCGCTCGACCCTCGGTTCGGATTCATGCTCCCTGTGTTGGAGAAGCTGGCGTCCAAGCCCGGGGTCTTCCATTGCGAAATGAAGCTGGGTCTCAAGAAAGAAGGGGACAGATACGTTTCCTGCGAATTCTTTGACAAGGAAGTGTGGTTTCGCGGGGTCGCTGACCTCGTGATCCTATGCGGGGACAAGGCGTACATCGTCGACTACAAGACGGGCAAGTCCTCCCGCTACGCGGACACCACGCAGTTGGACCTCATGGCTGCTGCCATTTTCATCAAGTACCCGCAGGTCAAGAAGATTTACGCCGCGCTCATTTTTGTGGTGCTCATCACCCGTGAGGGCATGACCGAGGATGACTGGTTCATCCGCGCGAACTACGATCGGGATCAGGCTCTGGCTGTATTCAGTAAGCTATACCCACACCTTGAACAACGTAGCCAATCGTACGATACTGGGGTCTTTAACCCTAGCCCAAATGGACTGTGCAAAGCATGGTGTGCAGTTTCCTCTTGCCCTCATCACGGAGGTAGACGATAATGCCCATTCCCGCATCGAAGCGTAACTACGCACACGAAACGGCTTTAGAGAAAAAGAGAAAAGGCGCGCATGAGGCGCGTATGGAACGTCAGCGCGCTAGACGTGCGCTAGACAAGAAAGGTATAGACCGTTCTGGAAAAGATGTAGCCCATGTTAATGCCCTCTCTGAGGGTGGTAGCAATAAGGGCGGGTTTTTCTTGGAGGACTCCAAGGCGAACAGGTCCTATGCCAGAAAATCAAACCATAAACCAAAGAGTAAGGTAGATGCTGGCTCAAGAGGTAAGCGCGTATTTAAAGCCTGAGATCATTCAGAACAAAGCCCTAGTCGTAAAGGGCGAGCCGGAGAAGATTAGCGAGGTCCTGAGAATCTTTCAGGACCAAGCCTTTAGAGTAGAAAACGGCGTAGCCGTTAGATGGACACTGGACAACGCTAGAGTCCTAAGAAATATGGGGTTCCACTCAACGGCGACTCCATCACCGATCCTCAGGAACTACGCATGGCCGGGGACCTTTAGCCCCATGGAGCATCAGCGGACCACCGCTGAGTTCCTGACCATGCACAGAAGGTGTTATCTGTTCAACGAACAGGGCACAGGGAAAACTGCGTCCGCAATCTGGGCAAGTCATTGGTTGCTTCAGAACAGAAAGATCAATCGGGTACTCATCGTCTGCCCCCTATCGGTGGTCAAGGCCGCGTGGCTCAACGACATGAGCCAGATCCTCATGGGAGTTCACACCGACGTAGCCATCGGTACGAGAGAGCAACGCATCAAGGTCATCACGTCCAACGCCAAGTACGTGGTCATCAACTACGATGCCGTGGTGACTATGAAAAAGGAGCTTCAGAACGGCGGGTTCGACCTCATCATCTGCGACGAGGCCACCTATGTGAAGAACGACGACACGCACAGGGCCAAGGCCATCCGGTCTTTGGTAGGTCCGAACACATGGGTGTGGATGATGACAGGGACGCCGATCGCTCAGTCCCCGATGGATGCCTACGGCATTGCCAGAATATGTCGCTCCGAGACCGTGCCGAAGTCTGTGACGGCATTCAAGACCATGATTATGGACAAGGTGTCGACCTTCAAGTGGATACCCAAGCCAGAGGCCACGGCTATTGTTCACAATATCCTCCAGCCGGCTATTCGATTCACCAAGGAGCAATGCCTCGATCTGCCCGAGAAAACCTACGTCACCATTGAAGTGGAAATGACCAAGGAACAAGGCATGTACTACGAGAAGATGCGTAGAGAGAACATGCTGAGCCTAGCCTCTGGCGAGGTGACTGCGGTTAATGCCGGGGTCCTGCTTAACAAGCTCCTACAGATCGCCTCCGGGTCCTGCTACATGAGTGACGGTGGAGTGGTGACGTTCGATGCCAAGGGTCGGCTAGATGAAATGATGAACATCGTGCACAGCTCCTCTCACAAGGTGCTGATCTTCGCCACCTTCAAGCACTCGGTCCAAGTCATCACAGACAGGCTGATCCAAGAGGGCGTGACCTATGACTGCATCGGTGGGGCCACGTCCGGCAACCGGCGCGCCGAGATCATCGAGCGATTCCAGAAAACAAACAACCCCAAGGTCCTTGTCATTCAACCAAGGGCGGCGTCCCACGGTGTGACTCTGCACAGGGCCGATACGGTGATCTGGTACAACCCCACACTCAGCGCCGAGACCTACCTACAGGCCAATGACCGCATACACCGCAATGGGCAGAAGAATCCCTGTACGATTTATCACCTTGTCGGAAGCCCAGTGGAGTCTAAGCGTTACAAGCAGTTGCAGAGCAACGTGGACAACCAAGACGACCTGCTAAGTCTGTACAAAGAGGTACTTGAAGGATAAGCTTGACACGTTTCATCTTTATGGTACTATTTGTCCATGGGCGGGTGCCGCCCCTTTACCGGAGAAGACAATGGCAGAAGTGACCGCTGAGAGACTTGTCTCAGCCTATATCAAGGTCCGCGACAAGAGAGCGGAGTTGAAGAAGCAGTATGATCTCGCAGATGCAGAACTGCTGGAAAAGCAGAACACCTTCCAGAATGCCCTGCTTGAAATTCTAAAGAGCGCAGGTGGGGACAGCATCAAGACCCAGTTCGGCACCGCAACCCGAACGGTCAAGACCCGCTACTGGACGACTGACTGGCAGTCCATGTACGACTTTATCAAGACCGAGGACGCGCCCTATCTGCTTGAGCAGAGAATCCATCAGGGCAACATCAAAAAGTTCCTTGAGGAGAATCCTGACAAGGAGCCGATGGGCCTCAGCCTTGACTCATCTTACGCAATCACCGTGCGGAGAGCACAGGGGTCCTAATGAGTAAGGAGTTCATTGACGAGGAAGAACTCGGGGCCGATAATCATCGGCCCTCACCCGAGAGTCCCCCGTCTTTAACATTTAAAGAAGTATGCGCTTATCTTGGTACGTCAAAAAACAAGTTAACGTATATGATTGAAAAGGGTCATTTGACCAAGTACAAGAATCCCATAACAGGACGTGTCCTGTTCAAGATAGAAGACGTAGATCGTCTTCACCAAAGTCTTACAACTTACAAGAGAGTATAGTATGTCAAATCTAACAATCTTTTCTGGTCCCGCTGGCGTTCCTGCTGTACCGGAGGATCTCGCTGGTGTATTGGGTAACAGCTCCCTTTTTAATCTCGCTCGTAACTCTGGTGGGTCATCCAAACGTATCTCTATTCGGGGCAATCGCTTCCGTATGCAGATCAATGGCGAAGAAATTGGATCCAAGGAGGGGCACATCGACG